TATTTTAGTATGTGTATCTCTAGTGTTATCTTCTTGTAAGAAAACTGGATGTGATAGAGATGGTGCGGTTAATTTTGAGTTAGTTATGTTATAGAACTCTTTTCTTCCTAACTTTTGTAATTCTACCTCTTGATCTCCACCTGAATATGTGACAGATCCTAGCCTATATAAATCTGTAGGTAATGCAAATACGCCATTTGAACCAGATACAGTTCCTTCTTTTTTAAACTGAGCTATCTTCTCGTCCATATATTCTGCTCTATCAGAATAATCAAAGTCAGTTTGAGGCTGTCTTAAATATTGATTAATGTCATTAAAATAGTTTTCAAATATTTCATTTTGAACTTGTGCACCTATTTTATTAAATTCAGCAGGTGTTATATATCCTCTTTGTTCTTTATTTAAAATAAGTAGTACAGTTTTATATACATCATCAACATTTATCATCTTAAATATTTTAAAAAGAGGCCGCTTATTGCAGCCTCATAGTAATTATAATCACTTGTTATTTGAGCTTTTTAGTGATTGTTTTATAAACTTCAACTCCTTCATCAGTTTTAAACCATGCAGCTAAAGCTGAATATGGATTTTCTTCAAATGGAACAGTCATTAGTTTTCTATTAGTGCTTGTCCAAGTAAAAGTTCTTTGATCTTGAGATAAGCTTATAATGTTTGCTTCAGAAGCTTTTATACCAAAGTTTCTAAGTTCTACATTTTCATCTTCTAGCAATTCTAAGAAAGCCATAGGATTTTTTCTTGCCATTAATAATACATCTCTTTTTATCTCCTTAGAACTCATGTCTCTAACATCAGAACCTATTTCTACTCTTAATATAGCTTCTGCTTTATCAACATCTATATCTCTTGCAGCATTCATAGCATCTAATTCAATATTTATATAGTCTACTTCCTCTGTAGCTTGCTCTTCTGGCTTTTCCTCTATATAATACCTATTTAAATGTGGGTGATACAAACTTAATAGCTTTTGTAGGTTTACTTGATTTTTTTTAACCTGCAATAAACCATCTTCAAAAGTTATTCTACCTAATCTAGCTTCTCCTTTTTGTTCGTCTACAAAAGGACTATTATGATTAATAGCATATCTAAGCTCTCTTTGCTCTCCTCTTTCTTCGTCAAAGTATAGTAGACCTTTGCTAGGTATAGAATAAGTTATAGGTGACATATCTCCTTTTAAAGAATATAATCTATCTTTATATTCCCAAGTATCTTTTTTTGCTACAGATTTTTCTGCAGTCTTTTTTGTTTTTGTTTCCATAATATAATATAATATAATAATTAAAATAAAGGTGGCCTTTCGACCACCTTATTAATGTAATCTAAAGATTACCCAGCATGATCATTCTTAAACAGCATGAAGTTATTTGCACCTTGTACAACTAAACATCTTTCTGATAAGAAGTGAACTTCCATTTTGTCATCTGAAGAAGTAGCAGCTCCACCTACAGATCCTAAGATCCAAGATTTCATTCTACGATCTTCTGATTCAGACGCTCTATATCTTACGTGTAAGAAAGGTCGTCTAATATTAGATCCTAATGACTGATCATAAACAGTTGAAGTTCCAGCAGGTACTAAAGCACCTTCTAAATCATTCATTAATCCTCTAGTAGTAGCATCGTTTAAGTATCTCCAGTCAGTTTTGTAGAAGTCATAAGAACCTCTTCTAAGACCAGTAAAACCTAAGTTAAGTGCCATATTCTCATCGTTGTCAAATAAACCATAAGAAGTACCACCAGAACCATAAGAGTTAAGACCAGCTAATAAATCATCTATTTCTAGAGTTAAAGCTCTATTTAAGAAAAGCATATTTTCTTCAATAGCACCTTGCTTATCTAGCTTAGTTAATATATCATCAAAATCCTGAAGTGTTAATTTAGCATCATTAGCTTGTAGCATAACATGTCCACCATTTTCAATTTGGTGTAACATACCTTGTGTACCTTTAACATCAGCTACTGTTGCAGTACCGCCAAAGTTAGCAGTATTAGGCACGTGCTCAACCATAGTCATTTCTAAGTAATCTTCAAATCTTAGTCTTGTTTCAGACTCAGCTTTTAGATACCATAAATAACCAGACGTTCCGTCTTCAGTAGCAACTTCTACCCAACCAATTTGTGAAGCATCAGAACCACTAACTTCGTAGTAATCTTTGATGATAATTGGATTGTTTGTTTTAGTTGTAAACTGTGGCTGTAAAGCTTCAGTTCTACCAGCAGAACCTTTAACATACTCAGATCCATATACAAATATAGCAACTGCAGTGTTATCAGCAAAACCAGCATTACCTGAACCTGTACCTAAAGTTCCAAAGTTATAAGGATCAACAGTAATAATTGGAGCTGTTTGAGTTCCAACACCTGTTACTCTAGCTTTTACGTTATTAGTGTCACCACTTTTTTGTATAGATACTAAGTCACCTTCTCTAATAGCCATTTTGTTTCCAGTCTCTAGTGCAATTTCAATAGTAGTACTAGTTTTAACTTTTGCACCAACACCAGCAGCTAAAGGCTTGTAACCTATGTGTAGTCTATTTTGTTCAGACCAAATTACTTGATCCGATGTCATTGGCATCTCTGCGCCAACCATTCTTAAAAACCCGTTAAGAGTTCTATTTCCATATCTTTCTACTTCTTCTTCATATAATTCTGGTAGGAATTGTTTGTTCCAACCTTCGTTATTTGCTTGAAAATCTAAATAGTTAGCATTAGTAACTACTTGAGACTGCTCAGGCATGATAGCAGTAGAATCATGGGTACTTGAAAATGAATAAGCCATTTTTCTATGTTTTAATTATTGTTATCGTTTTATTTTTAATCTTGAACTAGAAAACCCACTTGGTACAACTCGCATTTTTTGACCGCCAACATTTATATCAGGTGAAGTCCTAGGACTGTTTGATAAATTTTTTGACTTAGCCATTACGTTTTTTACCGCGTCAGCTTTTCCTTGTTCATAGAAATGCTTAGCAATTGCATCAGCATTTTCTCCTGCAAAAATAGCTTTGTGATAACCATTATAATCTTTAACATTTCCTTCGGCATCCAGAAACTTCTGAACAAAGTTAGTTAAATTTGATTGTTTATCTGCAACATCGTTAGTGTTGTTAACGCCATATCTAAACTGCTTTTCGCCTAAGTTAAATTCAAAACCTTTGAACTCTTTGTTAAAAAAGTTTTTAGTTTGAGTTTGAAACCTATCGTGTTGTTGTTTAGCTATTTCTTGCTCTTTGTTGTATCTGTTGAAAAACTCAGAAGCTTGTTGTTGATCTTGAGTTACGCCGGGCCTCAACTTGATTTCCTCGTAATATTTACTCTTTGTCTCTTCCAAAAAGCTCTTTGCTTTAGCAACTTCTTCTTTGTACTCTAATTTCTTTTTTCTAATTTCTCTATCTTCAGCAAGCTCCTTATCATAAGAAAACTTATCCTCTAATAAAAAACTTATTTCTTCAGAGTCCAAATGCGGTTTAGTAGTTTTATAATACTCTAATAATAAAGCATCATTGTCTATTTTAGAATAATCTCTATTTAATCTAACATAGTCTTCTACTGTTCCACCTGTCTCTTTCATAAAATCAACTAACTTTTCCACATTTTCAGGCAAGTCAGGTTTAATTACTTCAGGTTCAGGTGTTTTAATTTCTTCTTTAGCTTCAGTAGTTTCTTCAGTAACCTCTATTAAAGGAGAATCAGTTTCTTGTACAGTTTCTTGTACAACTTCTTCTTTAACTTCTTTAACTTCTTCAACCTCTGTTTTTTTAGCTTCTTCTTTTTCTAATAAAGCAGCTTCTACTTCTGCTGGTGTTTTAGCTTTAACAACTTTAGGTTTGCTGTCTACTAATTTTTTAGGTTTCTTTTTTATTTTAAAGTCACCTTCTTGTTTTACTTCTTCTGACATAATATAATATAATAATTAATAATTGTTACCCCATTAACTGATCTAAACCTAGATCTTGCCCTGGAGCCGGCATAGCACTGTCAGGTGCTATTTTTTCTTTTTGAGTTTGTCTTTGCTCGTTGCCTTGCATGTTAACTCTATTATCTTTACGATCTTCTTTCAGTGCTTCAGAATCAGTTTTAACTTTACCTCTAACTTCTTCTAACTGCATATCATACTCAAATTGCGTCTGCATTAATTGCTGCTTAACTTGAGCTTCTTGTTGTAATTTTTTAATTTCAAACTCTGATTTGGCTTGCTCTATTTGTATTTTCTGCTCAGTAATTACTTGTTGTTTTTGAGACTCTGCTAATGCTGCTTGTTCACTTGCTTTAGCATTTGCTTCAGCTTGTGCCTGCATATTTTGTTGTTGCATAGCCTGCTCTTTAGCCATTTTTTCTTCACGCTTTTTCTTCAGCATTCTGTTAGCTAGCTTTAAGTTTTTAACTTCTCTAAGCTCTATAGCATCTTCTAAATATATTTGGCCACCTTGTAGCGCAACTTGTATATTTTGTTCTAATAATTGTTTATCTGCTTCGTCTGGTTCTAAATTTAAAAATATACCAAAATCTAATAAATTAACAGTATTTAATTCCTCTAGTGTTTTAGAGTTGTACATTGATATACTATTAATTAAAGCATTATAAGTAGTAGGATAAGCTATAGCATCTGCTATACGCATGCTTATATTTTCACAAGTTTTTAAAGTTAAATATAAACTAGACTGTAGTACATGTCTAGTTGCTACATTTGAATTAGCAGCAGCTAATTTTTGTAATCCAACTAAAGCGTATTTATCTGGGTTACTGCCATCTCTAGCCTCATTAAGTCCCGTTACATCTCTTATCATTTGTAAATAATATTGATAAGTTTGTATTAAAGACTGTATCTTACCCATACCACTGTTTGTATTTATTTCTTGTATAGGAACTTTACCTGGGTTACCTGTACCATCTTGGGTTTGAGATCTACCAATTATACTACCAGTTTGAAAATACATATTTAAAGCTTCAGCTGGATTGTAGTTAGTACCATTGCCTAAGTCTACTTCTGATAATCCATCAACATCCATAAATACACCATCAGGAACTACTCTTGACATTACTTGCTGCAACTTTAAATGCGTTATTTGTATCATATCAGCAAATGTAGTTATTCTACTAACTATAGATTCAACTCTACCTTTGTACATACGAGGAGCAACTAAAGAATAATTCATATTAACTTTAGTTATATCTGCTTCGGGTCTAGTCATATTTTCAGCCATACCCCAGCTTAATAATTTATCTCTACCTAATACCTTAGCGCCACTGTATAATACTTCTATAGCTCTATGAGCTTTTTTAAAGTTATCAGTATCAGGTGCTTCTAAAAATGTATCTTGCTTTTCCAAAGCTTTTTCAAAACCTTGATCTGTTTTCTTTATTTTAAATACTTGATTGGTGTAGGTTTTATAATCAAAATATAACACTTGAACAGAGTGTTCATCATACTTGCCATTATAGCTTCTAGTATATTGAGAGCTGCCTCTATACTTTTGTAGATCTTTAATATCTTCTGAAGTTAAATCTGGAAATTGTTTTTTAAGTTCTGTTATACTTAAATACTTTACTTCACCAACATAATACAAATCTTGAAAATATGGATCTTCACTATATGAATGTACTAAATTAGCAGGGTCAACGTAGCTAACTGAAACACCTTCACTTTCATTAAAAGAAGTTTTAGTACAAGCTAGACCTAATACAGTTAGATCATAGTTTAATCTTTTTCTAGTTAAATCATATTTATTTTTATCTAATATGTAGTTTATAGCCTCTTCATGAGCAACCTCTATAGACTGCTTGTAATCAAATAGCATGTGAGCTTCTAGATCTTCTTTCTCTGTAGGTACATTAGGTCCTTTAGGACCTTTAGATAAGTCCATACCTGTTTGAGCTTTTACTGCTTCTATATACTTTTTAGCGTTTATATCTTCTATTATACTTTCAGCATATTTAGTTCTTACTTTTGTAGAACTAGGATCTTGAGCAAAAGCTGTTAATTCATAATTTCTTTGACTTATGCCGTTTACTAATATATCAACAAACTTAGGAATAACTGGTACAGGTTTCCAGTCTAAGTTTAAATATGATAAATCACCATTGATTGATAATTCGTCCTTGTATTTTTGTACACTTTGTTCGCCTCTAGCGTATAATCTAAGTCTATGAAAATTATTGTAGTTAGTATTAAACCTATCATAAACACCTCTGTCATTTCGGAACCACTCATTTTCTATAGCTCTTGCTACTGCAAGCCCGTACTCTTCGGTAGCTTTTTCTGCTTCAGGTACTACCTGATCTGGAAAAGAACTATTATAATTAGTATTTATCATTTATATTATTTTTGAATTATATCCTGTATTGTCGTATCTTTTAATGCCTAAGTTAATACTTTGTTTTACTCTTTTAGCCACTGGATTATATTTATTTTGGTTAACAGCCATTATAGCTAAACCAGAACTTATAGAAGCATCGTGCTTAGTTCTATTGTTTATGTTAAATTTAGCCCAGTCTTCTAGTGTATTTTGAAAGTATAGACTACCATATTGGTTTTCATTATTTAAACCTACATAGTTTTCTATATAACTTTCAATAGCAGCAGCGTGCGCTTGCTTAATATCTTCGCTTGTGTTAGGTATTCCACCTATTTCTTTTTCAGTAGTTGACAACTTATTCCAGACTTTATCAGGTCTGTTTATGCTAAAAGTTCTATAACCTCTTCTTTTTAAATAATACAATAGACGAGGTTTATTGTTCTCTGCAAGTATAGGCATTCCGTAGAAATGAAGTGCCATTAGAACGTCCTCAAAGAACATCTCGGCTGTCTGTGGCCTACATATATATTCTAAAAAGAAATGATTTGGAGGTGAATCAAATAAACTAAATTTAGTTAATCCATGAAGTGCTCCTTTACTGCCGCGACCATCAACAGTACCGCTAATATCGTAAGAATCACAGCCGAAAGCTCCAATATCTTTATTACCTGGATATTTAACACCATTTTTTATTATTATATTGTTTTGCATTTCTACGTTTGGTACCCAAGAAACTAAAAACCTACCATCTTTATTTGGGTAAAAATACACTTTAGTATCTTGTATTCCGTCTTGCCAAGCAAAACTACCTCTTGTAACTAATTTATAATTATCTAAATCTTCGTTATAATCTATTTGCTCGTATATTTTAGTTAGGTTAAATAGACTATCTTTAGTTTCATCTCTAAAAGCATGTTGCTCTGTTCTTGGAAACTGTCTATAGTATTCATTTAAACTATCACTGTCTCCTTTTAATCCTTCAACTTCGTTTTCCCAGTGTTCAACAACTCCTGTTGTAATTTCATAACCATCTGCTCCTTTGATATTATCCTGTCCTCTAACGAATACAGGCAATCCGTAAGTATCGATGAATCCCTCGTAGTTCCACTCCATAGGTATGAACAAGCTATAGAGTCCAGAAGCAGTTTGTCCGTTTCTATTTCTTTTTGTAACGTTTGAACTTTCGTATAGTTTTTTAAAATTGTCTCCACCTTTATCTAAAGCATTTGAAGTTGAGCCCATCATACACTTTCCTACGATTCTAGATCCTAGTCTTAATGTAGTCTTTGTAACTCTCCAGTTGTTTAATATATTATCAGGCCTCTCCCATTTACCACTTTCATCATGAGCTAACAGCTTTAGTTTTTCACCATCATAAGAGTTATCACCAGTGTTTTTCCAGTCAATAGTTGTATCAAGTCCATCTAACTCTCTTAGTTGTTCATTGCTTTCCAACTTCTTTCTAGTAAGTTTTGATGCTGGAACCCTATATGCCAGCTCAGTCTTTGGCCGATCCATACCGTCTTGAATTGGTTTGAAGAAAAACGGATAGTTAACGGATATTGGTACAACTTTATCTGTAAACATTTTTTTAGCATCTGAACCTGACTTACTGAGTATTCCAAATCTTGAATCACTAGATATTGTTGCTTGGTTAACAAGTTCTGCCGAGGACATAAATGAAAATCCAGATCGTCTGTTTTTAAGGTAACACATTCCATAACATCTGTTATCTGCTTTACATGCTTCCCAAAATATAAAGAAGAGTCTATTTGCTTCTCTAAAATCTGGTGCTCCAACGTCGATCTTTGACCATTGTAAGTACATGTAATGAGTACCAGTAATATAAGCAGGAGTACCGTTATTATAGAACCAGTAACCTTGTTCTCTTCTTTTAAATTCTTCATCTATATAATCGTACCACTTTTCTTTAAACTCAGCTGGATACTCTTCCCAGTCAAATCTACTTTTAATTCTTTTTAATTCTTTTGGATATTCTTGTTTCTCCCAGTACTGCTCCGTTTTTTCTTTACTTCGTTTAAACGGTTCATCTGCTGTTGGTAAAGCAATCCTGAGATTCTGTATTTCAATGATTTGTCCAATTTTTCCAGTTTTACTTATTA